ACACTTAACTAAAAGAGTCGGCATTAAGTACCTCAAACCCCTTATTTCAGGTAACTAAATAATTATTTGGGTATCCCCTGTCCAAAATGTCCAAGACTTGACCCTTATGCTACTGAGGAACACCCCCCGTCACAAAAATAAAGGGCTATGCAAAAAAATTATTATAAAAATTTTTAAAAATGTTATATACTTCAAAAAACTGGAGCCAGAACTCTTGTACATGGAAAATTCGTTAGTACCCAACATCGAGGAAAACATTCCTCTTCCTAAAAACGCTGCAGAAGCGTTTCCGGCCCTCTCTCCGTCTGAAGAATTGCAACATAGGGTCAACGTAATCAAGCTTATGTCTGATTTAACTGGTAAACCAATCGAACCTACCGAAGAAAATGCTAAGGAAGCCATGAGTTTGGCTAAGATGATGATGGAAAACCCAGAATTTAGACCTAATTTTGCTATTTTCCCCACGGAAACACAGGCATATCTTGCTGGTGTGGTCGCTAGAACCAACATAGCACTGGTAAATGACCTTGCAGAGTTCAAAATGTACGTAGTTAATCGACTATTACAAGAAGTTGAGACTGCAAAAGACCCAAAAACACGTCTAACTGCCCTATCTAAGCTTGGTGAAGTAGATGGAGTCGATGCATTTAAGAAGAGAACCGAGGTAACAGTCAAACATCAGACTATGGAAGAGGTAGAAAAGGAACTTTTCGAGCTTATTAATAGTGTAGAAGACAAAGTTATTGATGTAGAAGCTAAAGAAGTGGTGAATAAAGAAGCTAATGACAGATAAAACCTTCACACCACAGATTACGCCAGAGCAAATCTTCAAATTAAGGCAGATTTTGCCCCAATTAGACCCAAAAAAGAAGAAAAAAGCCCTAGATTTAATTAAAAAGTATGAAGCACAACTCACTCAAATCGCTGCAAACTTATCCTTTTTGGACTTTGTTAAACACGTATATCCAGGCTATAAGGTCGGGCCACATCATCTTAAACTGGCTCAGATTTTTGAGGATATTGCTGCAGGAAAAAAGAAGCGTGTCATCGTTAATATCGCTCCGCGACATGGTAAATCGGAACTCATTTCCTACTTGGCGCCAGCCTGGTTCCTCGGTAAGTTCCCGCAAAAGAAGATTATTATGGCGTCTCACACAGCTGACTTGGCTGTTAACTTTGGACGTCGTGTTAGAAACCTTGTGGGTTCAGAACCGTATAAAGACATTTTTCCAGAAGTAGAGTTGCAAGCTGACAGTAAGTCGGCATCACGGTGGGGTACTAACTATAATGGCGAATATTTTGCTATTGGCGTCGGTGGCGCTCTTGCTGGGCGCGGTGCTGATTTGTTTATTATTGACGACCCTCATTCTGAGCAAGACGCTAAAACTGGACGAGCCGATGTCTTTCTACCTGCTTGGGAATGGTTTCAATCTGGTCCTTTACAGCGGCTTATGCCTGGCGGCGCGATTATTGTTGTGATGACTAGGTGGTCAAAGCTTGACCTAACTGGACAAATCGTAAGCCAGATGGAAAAGAATGAAGACGTAGACCCTTGGGAAGTCGTTGAGTTTCCGGCAATTAAAGACGACGGCACAGCTCTGTGGCCCGACTTTTGGGATGTTGAGGAGCTTCTTGCTAAAAAGGCTGCTTTAGATATCCGCTACTGGAACGCCCAGTATATGCAGAAACCGACCTCCGAAGAGGGGGCGCTTATCAAGCGGGAGTGGTGGCAGATGTGGGAAGAGGAAGGTCCACCAGCGTGCGAGTTTACAATCATGAGCCTAGACGCGGCTCAAGAAGCTAATAATAGGGCAGACTACAATGCACTCACAACTTGGGGCGTTTTCTTCAATGAAGAGACGAACAACTACAATATCATCCTCCTTAATGCAATTAAGAAAAGACTGGAGTTTCCGGAACTCAAGAAGCTTGTACTTGAGGAGTACAAAGAATGGGAGCCGGATGCGTTCATGGTTGAAAAGAAGTCCAATGGCGCAGCACTCTACCAAGAGCTCAGGCGCATGGGTATACCGGTCGGGGAGTTCACACCTGGCAAGGGTCAAGATAAAATCTCTAGAGTTAATGCTGTTTCAGATTTGTTTAACTCAGGCATAGTTTGGGCACCTAACCGCCGGTGGGCAAAAGAAGTTATTGAAGAATGTAACGATTTTCCTAGCGGAGTTAACGACGATTTGGTAGACTCCACTACATTGGCATTAATGCGTTTTAGGCAAGGCGGGTTTATCCGTTTACCAAACGATGAACCAGAAGAAGACTATTTATATAAGTATCGTAAAAAGGCTGCGTATTACTAATGGTTACACAAAAATTTACTGGTAAAAATCAGTTGATTGACAGGCTCGCTGCGCAAGTGGGCGACCGTGGTAAAGCTATTAGTATTTTACAAGAACGTGGGCATTTAAAAGAAGACGGTAAAACATTTACTGCCGAGGGTATGAAGCGTAATATGATGACTGCAGAGGAACGTGCAATAAATAGAGCATCTAAACGCTCCGGCAACGCCGAAGCTAAATACAAGTACGACGTAAAGACTAATAGAGCCACGCTCAAAGGAAAGAAATAATTATGGCAATTGATAAGTCACTAGGACAAGCTCCTCTAGGCATCGACCAATTAGACCCAGAAGAGATGGGTGATGAACCGGCGATGGAGATTACCATCGAGGACCCTGAGTCAGTTGAGATTGGGATTGACGGACAGCCTATATTAAAAATAGAGCAAGCGGACGATGAGGAAGAAGAATTCTCAGATAACTTAGCTGACGAGATTCATCCAAATGAATTACAAAAACTAGCCGGTGATTTGATTGCTGAGTTTGAATCTGATTTGTCTGCACGTAAAGACTGGATACAAACATACGTTGATGGCTTAGAGCTATTAGGTATGAAGATTGAAGATAGGTCTGAACCATGGGAAGGCGCATGTGGTGTGTATCACCCACTATTGTCAGAGTCCCTAGTTAAGTTCCAAGCTGAAACCATGATGGAGACTATGCCAGCGGCTGGTCCTGTTAAGACTCAGATTATTGGCAAAGAAACAACAGAGAAAAAAGAAGCAGCGGTTCGTGTTCAAGATGACATGAACTATCAGATTATGGATGTGATGAAAGAGTATCGTCCAGAGCATGAGCGCATGTTATGGGGCTTAGGCTTATCAGGTAATGCGTTCAAGAAGGTTTACTACGACCCGTATTTAGGTCGTCAAGTATCTATGTATATCCCAGCTGAAGACGTAGTTGTACCTTATGGTGCTTCAAGTCTTGAGTCAGCTGAGCGTGTAACTCACGTGATGCGTAAGACAGAGAACGAGATTAAGCGTCTACAATATGAAGGCTTCTACCGTGACGTAGACCTTGGTGAGCCGACCCAAGTGATGGATGAAGTTGAGAAGAGCATCGCTGAAAAGATGGGCTTCCGTGCTACATCAGATGGGCGCTTTAAGTTACTTGAGATGCATGTGGAGTTAGACCTCCCAGGCTATGAAGATAAAGACGAAGACGGTGAGCCTACAGGTATTGCCCTTCCATACGTAGTTACTTTAGAAAAAGGCACTAGCGAGATTTTAGCTATTCGCCGCAACTGGGAGCCAGATGATGATAGCCATCAAAAACGTCAACACTTCGTTCATTACCCGTATATCCCTGGTTTTGGCTTCTACGCGTTTGGTCTTATCCATCTTATTGGTGCTTTTGCTAAGTCTGGTACTTCTATCATTCGTCAGCTTGTCGACGCTGGTACATTATCTAATCTGCCAGGCGGTTTCAAAACTCGCGGGCTACGCATCAAAGGTGACGACACCCCGGTAAGTCCTGGTGAGTTCCGTGACGTAGATGTTCCAAGTGGCACAATGCGTGACAACATCCTACCTCTACCATATAAAGAGCCATCTCAAGTTCTGTATTCATTACTAGGAACTATCGTAGAAGAAGGACGTAGATTTGCTGGTGCAGCAGACATCCAGGTGTCCGATATGGGTGCAAACGCTCCTGTGGGGACTACTCTAGCTATTCTAGAGAGAACCTTAAAAACTATGAGTGCTGTTCAGGCTCGCATCCACTACAGCATGAAGCAAGAGTTCCGCCTACTAAAGCGGATTATTGCTGACTATGCACCAGAGGACTATTCATATGAACCAGAAGAAGGTAACAGAAGAGCTCGTCGCTCAGACTATGAGTCAGTGGATGTTATTCCTGTGTCTGACCCAAATGCATCAACAATGGCTCAAAAAGTTGTTCAATATCAAGCGGCTTTACAGTTAGCTGGAACAGCACCACAGTTA